CAATTCATTCTTCTGCACGCGGGCCACATGTACCGCAGCCGCGAGGCCGTGACAGACAAACCCATGACCGCGCTGCCGTATGGAGATAGGATGCTGGACAGCTACAAGCTGTGGGAGGTCTGATCGTGGAAGCTGGACGGCTCGACAAGCGCGTGACCATACAGGAGCCGCGTATCAACCGCAACAGCTTGGGCGAGCCTGAGACTACGTGGACGACCGTAGCGACGGTCTGGGCATCGGTTGAGCCGCTACAGGGCCGCGAGTTTTGGTCGCAGCAGCAGGTGCAGAGCGAAATCACGACACGCATCCGTATCCGCCATCTGCCAGGCGTGACGGCAAAGAGCCGTATTCTGTACAGTGATCTGATATATAACATCAGGAGCATGATCAGCCCTAGAGAGCGCGGCGAAGAATTGCAGTTGATGTGTACCGAAGGGGTAAACGATGGCTGACGGCATCAGCATGCACATTGATGGCCTTCAGGAGTTGGAGCGAAAGCTCATTGAAATGGGGCCAAAGCTGGCGCGTAACGGATTACGCGCAGCCGTTTCAGCCGGTGCGCGTGTGGTTACGGCCGAGGCCAAGGTTCGTGTTCCAGTGGACAGCGGGACAATGAGGCGCGCGATATACAGCAAGCAGATTCGTGAGGAATCCGGCGACTCCCAGCAGACGTTCTACGTTGGCGTGCGCCACGGCAAGAAGGAACAGAAGAAGAACCGGGACGCCTACTATTTCCCGTTTGTCGAGTTCGGCACTGAGAAGATGGCAGCGCGGCCATTCATGCGCCCGGCATTTGAGTCAACCAAAGAGAAGTCAGTCGGCGCCATTAAGGACAAGTTGGCCGAGCGTGTCAACAAACTGGCGGGCGAAAATGATTGAGTCAACTGTAGTTTCAGTCCTGAACAGCGCGCCAGCGGTACAGGCAATTTGCGGTCAGCGCATCTACGCATTTGTGCGGCCGCAGACAGACCCACTGCCTGCTGTAGTATGGCAACGGGTTGCCACAACGCCGATAAATTCGCTCACAGGCTCGTCTGGGCTGGACAATGTGAGACTACAATTATCACACTACGCAGAAACGTTGCTTCAAGCGAAACAGCTTGCAGCAGCGGTCAGCGCGGCACTCGATGGCGCTTCGGAGTTGAAAGCTACGCGCACCATGGAGATGGATGACCAAGACCCTGAGACCAAACATTTTAGGGTGGTCGTGGACTTCAACATCTGGCAAAGGAGCTAGCATGAGTAGCAACGCTATCGAGGCACAAGGCATCATCATCGCGCGGGGTACTGGATCTGGCCCCATCACCTACACAACGATTCCAGAGATCAAGAGCTTCACCGGCCCCGGTGGATCGGCCAGCGTCATTGACGTGACCGACCTGTCCAGCGCGGCAAAAGAGAAGCGCATGGGCCTGGCAGATGAGGGCCAGCTTCAACTGACCATCAACTACATCCCTGACAACGCCGTCCACGTTGCCCTGCGCGGCGACCGCGCTGCTCGGTCAAAGGTTCCATTCAAAATCACGTTCACAGATTCCGTCCCGGCCACCGTTTGGACGTTTGAGGCGTTTGTGACCGGATTCAGCGTCTCCGGCGCTGTCGATGGCGTGGTTGAGGCGCAGGTTACGCTGGAAATCACCGGCGCGATCACGGAGGCATGATCGAATGGCCGTTCTTACGCGTGACGCTATCCTGGCTGCGTCTGACCTGACGACCGAAACCGTATCTGTCCAAGAGTGGGGCGGAGAGGTGATCGTCGGCACAATGTCCGGCGCGGCGCGTGATGAGTGGGAGCAGTCCATCATCACACGTCGTAGCAACGGCAAGACAGAGCCGAATTTAGCCAACATCCGTGCTCGCCTCGTTGCCGCTACTGTGGTTGATTCCGCTGGCGAGCGTCTTTTCAGCGCGGGCGACGTAGAGGCACTTGGGCGGAAGTCCAGCGCAGCACTGGAGCGCGTCTGTAAGGTAGCGCAGCGGCTCAATGGGCTGGGCGACGCCGATCTGGAGGATATGAAGGGAAACTGATCGCCCGGCCCGAGCGCCGGTTCTATTTCGCCCTGGCAGAGAGGCTGCACATGCCGGTCGGTGAAATGCTCCAACGCATGTCAAGCCGGGAAATTCAGGAATGGCGAGCCTACTTCCTGCTCATACAGGAGGAGGCAAATGGCCCTAAGATGGACGCGCCGTTGGCTATGCGCGCATGGTTCGGCGATAGGGTTGTGAAGAAAGGTTGATCATGGCAGCACTCGGCAAACTTGTTGTAAGTCTATCGGCCAACATTGCCGAGTTCAGCGGAGCCATGGACAAGGCGGCGTACACGGCCAAGAACCGAATGGACGCCATGACCAAGGCGGCCAATGTCGCAGGCGCAGCAATCGGGGCATCTCTGGTCGCTGGGGCTGGCGCTTTGGCAAACGAATTGCGCAAATTCGCAAACGCAGCAGACGAGACAACAAAGGCCGCGCAGAAAGTCGGCGTTGGCGTGGAGGAATTGCAGCGTTTGAGCTATGCCGCAGATCTATCCGGCGTGTCCAGCGAGGCCCTGCAAACATCAATGGTGCGGCTAGCGCGCGGCGCGGCTGATGGCAATAAAGCATTCAATGCCTTGGGCGTTAACGTCAAGAACGCAGACGGCAGCCTGAAAACAACCAACCAACTAATGGGCGAGGTGGCCGGTAAATTCGCCACCTATCGTGACAGCGCAGAGAAAACCGCACTAGCGCAGGAGCTGTTTGGGAAGGCTGGTGCCGACATGATCCCGCTGCTCAATAGTGGATCGGCTGGACTGGCGGCAATGGCAGCGGAAGCGGACGAGCTTGGCTTTGTTTTCGACGCTAAAACAGGCAAAGCGGCAGAGGCGTTCAACGACAACCTAACCCGCATGGGCAAGGTGAAGGACGGAATAATCGCCAAGATCGCGGCTGGGATGCTGCCGATGATGGAGAGCCTGAGCGCACGCATGGTTGAGGCCGCAAATAATACGCGGTTGTGGGACGGCGTGGCGCAGACTCTTGGCATCACGCTACGCACGCTGATCAGCACCGGTAGCATTATTTACGGTGTGTTTGATTTGGTCGGCAAGGGCTTGGCCAGCGTTGCTGCTGCCGCCGTTCTTGCTTCCAATGGCGAGTTCAGCAATGCTTTTGATGTTCTGAAGATGGGCGGCGCTGACATGGCCGACTCGATCAGGAGCACGGTTAATAGGACAATGGATGTGTGGAAGGATGCCGACTCGAAGGCTTCTCAGATTGCATCCTCCGCAACAACGACAGGCGGGATTGCAGCTCCCATCGTGGCGGCGGCAAAGGCATCGGAGGAGGCACGCAAACGCATCATACGTGACGCTCTGGATATTGCCCAAAACCGTTCCAACCTGCGCAACAAGGAATATGCTGATATTGAGAAATATATGGCAGACGAGCGTGTGGCAGATATGCAGGCAGCCCACAAAGCGAAGGTGAGGGAGGGCGAGCTTCTTATTGAGGCCTACACCGCCCAAGCCCAAGCAAAGTCGGATTTGCGCAACAAGGAATACGCTGAAATTGAACGCTACATGGCCGCCGAGCGTGAGGCCGCTATGAAAGCCGAGCATCTCGCTGAGGTGCAGTCCAAGTGGCAGAATGGTGCTGCTGATGCCTTCAAGGAATACAAAGACGGTTTGAGTGACGTTGCTAGTGCCACAAAAGACCTGTTTGGAAAAGCATTCAAAGGCGCTGAAGATGCGCTGGTAAGTTTTGTGCGCAACGGAAAGCTGGACTTTGCCAGTCTTGCCGACAGCATCATCAGCGACCTGGTGCGCATTCAGTTGCAAAAGAGCGTGATGCCCGGCCTGTCTGCGGGGATGGAGAGCGCCGGGGCGTGGATGATGAAGTTGTTTAGCGCTAAAGGCACCGCATTTAACGCGGGTGGCTCAGTTCATCCGTTTGCAAACGGTGGCATTGTCAGCAGCCCAACCTTGTTCAAGTTTGCCAACGGAACAGGTCTGATGGGAGAGGCCGGGCCAGAGGCCATCATGCCGCTGAAGCGCTCCCCCGACGGTAAACTTGGTGTTCAGGCTAGCGGTGGCGGCGCCAATGTGGTGGTGAACGTGATCGAGGCACCCGGCAAGGGCGGACAACAGCAACGGCGCAACGAAGGCGGGGTGAATATCGTGGACGTATTTGTCGAGCAGGTCAAGAGCGCCATTGCCGGGGATATTCGACGCGGCAGCGGTGCCGTACCTGGGGCGCTGAGTAGCACCTACGGCTTGAACCGAGTAGCAGGAGCGTACTGATATGGCAAGCTGGCCCGCTACCCTTCCAAAGCCAAAGTTCCCTTACGGGATTGATCCGGTCGATCAGACTATCCGCACGGACATGGAGTCCGGTGCAGCGCGCACACGCAGGCGGACAACGGCTCGTAATGACCGTGCTTCCGTGTCATGGATCATGACAGACGATCAGATGGCTACGTTTAGAACATGGTTTGACGACGCCAGTACGGGCGCAGCGGGCGGGGCGTCCTGGTTTTCAATCGACCTGCCAGTCGGAACCACAGGCATCGTGACGATGGAGGCGCGTTTTGTTGGGACGTTCAAAGCGTCAGCACTTTCGCTGTTGAATTGGGATGTTTCGGCCACGCTGGAGCTGCGCTAAATGCCCGACAGCACCCTTACCCAAGCCATCAAAGAGGCATACGCCAGCGCTCCGGCTGGGGTGGTGATCCACCACACACTGGAGCTATGGCACCCGGCCTTTACCCAGCCGATCCGCGTGGTGCGCGACTACGCTGACCTGACGGCCACGCTGGAGGCTACCGCGCCGCGTGACCCGGGCGCAGCGGTGACGTTTGTGGCGTTTGCGTTTGACTTCACCAAGCCAGAGGTCAGTAGCAGCGGTGTGCCGCAGATCACCATCACCATGGACAACGTGGATCGAGCAATCGTCGCCAACGTCGAGGCCGCGCTGGCCAGCACCGAGCTGGTGAGTGTGATTTATCGTGAGTTCATCAGCACCGACCTGAGCGCGCCGCAGAACAACCCGCCGTTGCAGATGACCATTTTGAGCGTGACCGCCGACGTGTTCAAGGTCACCGCCACCGCCGGGTTTACCGACTTGCAAAACCGCCGCTTCCCGACGCTGGAGTACAGCGCCGAGGTGTTCCCGGGGCTGCTGACATGAGCGCGTTTGCTCAGTACATCGGCACGCCCTGGGCGGCTGGGGCGCAGGGGCCGGATGCGTATGACTGCATGGGGTTTTTCAGGCACGTGCAGCGCGTGCATTTTGGTGTGCAAGTGCCCGCCATCATCGCGCCGGACTACGACGACGCAGACGCGCTGGCTGACCTGTTTTTGACGCACGGTGAGCGCGCCAAATGGAAACGCATTGCCAAGCCAGAGCATGGCTGTGCGGTGATCATTCACCGGCCCATGCACATCGGTACTTGGCTGGATGTTGATTGCGGCGGCGTGCTGCACTGTGCGCGGGGTGCTGGGGTGATCTTCACATCAGACAGAGCCTGGCCCATGAGTGGGTTTGGGCGCAAAGAGTTTTTCAGGCACGCAGCATGACGACCGCCATCTATTTGCAAAACGGTTTGTGCCCGCAGAACAGACGGGTGATGCAGGTGGCCCCGGCAACGGTTCGCTCTCTCGCTCCAGACTGGCCCACGCCGTTTGTTGCGTTTGTGGACGGGCAGCCGGTGCTGCGTGTCGATTGGGAACTGGTGATTGAGGATGACCAGGCGCTGGCGTTTGTGGATGTGGCTGCCATCCCGCAAGGTGGTGGTGGTGGCTCTGACCCGCTGCGCATGGTGCTGATGCTGGCGGTGATGGTGTACGCGCCGCAGCTTGGTTACTTGGCCTTTGAGGGCGGCGCTATTGGCGCTGCTGCTGCACTGGGAAGCACCGGGCTTGCCGCGTTCAATGCGGGCATGGTGTTTGCAGGGATGGCACTGGTCAACGCCATTGCGCCCCCACCCAAGCCAACAAGTGCTATGCAGGCCGCATCCTTGGCCGCACCAAGCCCAACCTATACCTTGCAGGCTCAGGGTAACAGCGCCCGGCTGGACGCGGCTATCCCGGAGCATTTTGGCTACCTTGTTGCCTACCCTGAATTTGCCGCCCAGCCCTATGCCGAGTTTGTGGGCAATGAGCAATATCTGTACCAAGTGCTTTGTATCGGGCGGGGAAGTTATGAGATTGGTGACATCCGGGTGGAGGACACACCGATCAGCAGCTTTGCGGACATCACCTATGAGGTGGTGGAGCCGGACGGGGCACTGACGCTGTTTCCGATCGCCGTGGTGACCAGTGTGGAGGTATCGGGACAAGAGCTTCTGACATCCACCGTGGTTGGGCCGTTTGTGGCGCTGGCTGCGACGCTGGAGGCGACTTACATTGGCGTTGATTTTGTCTGCCCGCGCGGGCTGTACCATGTCAACAGCGGAACCGGTGCGCTGGAGACCATGACCATCACGGTGCTGATTGAGGCGCAGCAGATTGACGATGTTGGCGCTCCGCTTGGCAGTTGGACGACGTTGGCCACCACGACCTACAGCGCCGCCACCACCACGCCGCAGCGCTACAGCGAGCGCTTTGCCGTTGCAGCCGGGCGCTACCAGGTGCGTGTCACCCGCACTGATACGCGCCAGACTGATCCGGCATACGGCCATGAGATTGCTTGGGCCGGGCTTCGTGCTTATCTTCCTGACACCCGCATTTTTGGCGACGTAACGCTGCTGGCCATGCGCCTGCGGGCGAGCAACAACCTGAGCATGCAGGCCAGCCGCAAGATCAATGTGCTGTGCACGCGCAAGCTGCCCGTCTGGGACGGAAGCAACTGGAGCGCCTTGACCGCGACGCGCAGCCCGGCTTGGGCGCTGGCCTATGCCTGCAAGCAGGCGGGGTTGACTGATGCGCAGATTGACCTGGCCGCGCTGTTGGCGCTGGACGCAACCTGCACCAGCCGGGGCGACACGTTTGACGCGCGTTTTGACAACTTTCTGAGCTGGAGGGAGGCTGCCACCAAGATTACTCAGGCGGTGCGGGCCAAGCCGTTCTTGCAGGGCGGTGTGCTGCGCGTGGT